GCGTGCCCTTGTTCTTGTCCGCCGTCTGCAGCTTGAAGCCGCCGGTGGAAAGGGCGTTGAGCATGTGGATGGCAACGAAGCCGCCGTTGGTGTCGCCGTTCTTGCTCGAATAGTCGCCGACGAGCCAGATGTCCGCGAAGTCCGTGTCGAGTACGTCGTTGCGCGGCGTAATCTTGTCAGCCGTGCCTTCCTTCGCGGTGTCGGCAGCGCCGACCATCATCTTCGCGGAGGTAGCCGTCACGGTGACGAAGCTGCCCGACATCTTGACCTCCCACGAGTCGAGCTTCTTCAGCTCCTTCGTGTTCTTCGGACAGTTGTCAATATCCTCGCCGAAGTCGGTGTACGTCGGCGTTGCCTCGAACGAGATGCCGCCGCCCGTAGCCGCGAGAATGTCACCAATCTCACCCGAAGACGGCGTAAAGGTGGTAGAAAGTACACCGGCGTTCAGCTGAATCTCGTCGAACGCGGTGTCGGGAATCTTAGTAAACTTCATTCGTTGGTCACTCCTTTAATCAATAGTCAGAAACTCGGCGGACACGTTGATGTACCGCCTCTTGATACTCAGGTCGTCGTATGGTGCCGCCTGGCACCACGGAGAGCCGCGCTTCAGCCAGATGGCTCCGTCGTCGCAGCTGATGACGTGCCCGCCTCGCCCGATTGCATCGGACAGCTTGCGTGCCATGGCGTTAATCTCCGCCTCGGAGTCGGTGCGAGCGTAGATGTTCACCGTGATTGCCTGGTTCTCGTCACCGAATGACCCCTCGTTCCACGCATAGGTCAGGTACGGCGTCTTCGCGTCGTCTGGTACGGCGGACTGTGGGTATGAGCGCATGACGCCGTTGAAAAAGTCGTTGATTGCTTTTGCCTTTGTCGTCATTACGTCTCACCCCATTCCACCGCTGTGACCTGTTTGAACTGGAACGTCGCGCAGTCGGGCGTCGCCGTGTCCTCCTGGTCGCTCACGACCTGAAACAGCTTGCCGTCGGACTTGCGCATGAACACGCTGTGATACGGCAGGCTCATGGCCTTGTCGAACGTAACCGTGTACGTGCAGGCAGCCTGCTCTCTGTCGGCGATGACGCTGTCCGCGTCTTTGTCCTTCACGATGGCTGGCTCGAACGTCTCGCCGTCCGTCCAGTCCGTGACGTATCCACCCTCGCCGTCGGGCGTCTGTGTCTTTACCCGCACAACGCAAGGCGTGCGGAAGAAATCAATCAAGCTCATATCTTCCTCCACTCGTTCAGTTGCGAGCGGAACACCTTCTTCCAGGACAGCGGAGCACCGTCCGCGTCCGTGTTGCGCGTGTAGCTGTAACCGCCGAAGCTCTCTGACTTGTAAGGAGACGGCTTGGCTTCCGCCCGGTTTTCGTAGTCCTCAATCTCAGCGACCAGCCGGGAAAGAGCGGGCGGTACGTTGAGCGCCCAAATCGTGCCGGTGAACGTCTCATCGGTCAGCGTCTCCGCGGCGTATGCGAACACGCCGTCGTTGAACGTGGAACCGCAGATGCGGAAGAACTGACCGTCCTTCAGGAAATCGGACAAGTCGATGCTTCCGTCCTTGATTGTGAACGTCCCCTCGTGTACACCGTCAGGAGCCACAAACCAGTTATGGAGATGGCTCAGTACAGAACCCATCATTTGCATGTGCTTGTCCTCCTTCCTTCGTTACTCGGTGGCCTTGGTATCCGCGGCCTCGGCGTCTGTCTTGGCTGCGGTCTTGCGTGCGGCAGGCTTGCGCGCCGTCTTCTTGGCGGGCGTGTCCTCCACAACAGTGAAGCGGGCATCGTTGAGCATCATTGCCTCGACGGCCTCGCTATGCGGGGCGTAGACCGTCCCGTGTGCGTTCTTGAACTTCTTCAACGTTCAAACCTCCTCCTATAAAGAAAGCCACCCCGACGGGATGGCTTGGCGTGTACTTATATGAAAAGCAAGGGCGGGACGGTTGCCCGCCCTTGCCGTCGGTTACTCCTCGGCGTCCTTCAGCGTGAAGATAAGGTCTACAGCAACGGCCTTCGTACCGTAGCTGTAGAACATACCGAACGCGTAGGCGTTGGACAGCGGAACCTTCTGCGCCGGAGCGACAGTCGGAAGAACCGGCTGAGCGACCGCACCCTCGACCATTGCGATGGCCTTGACGTCGGTCGGCATGTACACAGAGCTGTGAACCTTCACGCCGTGGTACGTGTCGATGCCCTCGACCTTGGTCTCGTGGTTGGCGTTGTCCAGGTAGGTGCGGAGCTGACCGTAGAAGTCCGGGCGGCACACGACGTGAATCATGTCGCGCTCAACACCGTCAACGTAGTCGTTGGAAACGGTCTCGACGGACTGGATAAGCTCCTCGGCGATAGCCTCGGGAGTCGTGCCGGTCGGAGTGACCGCAGTACCAGCGGTAGCAGCCTTATCGAAGAAGTCGCGCTCAAGCTCGCGAGCCATGGAGCGCTCGTCCATAGCGGCCTGACGCTCGATGAAGTTGTCGATGCCGTACAGGCTGACGTCCTTCTGCTCGACCTCGGTGATAAGCTCCTTGTCCGTGTCGATTGCGATGGTGACCGGCTTAGCCTTCACGGCCTGACCCTTGCCGCCAGTGCGGGCAGTGCCGTAGGCGTTGGACTTGCGGTTCACGAAGCGCTTCGCCTCAACGGAACCAGCGCCCGGCGTGCCGGACAGGTCGGTGTTCTTCAGCTGCGAAGAAATCAGGTTCTTCTGGATGTTGCCGATGACCTTGCCGTACTGCTCAGCGAGGAACTCCTTGCCGGTCGTGTCCAGAAGAATGTTAAGTGCGTTAATACGTGCCATAGTTGAATCATCCTTTCATGTGTTCGTGTGAATCGTTGCGGCATGCTCGCCGCATTGGTTAAATGATTGCCGGGATGCTGATAGGCTCCGAAGCGCCACCCGCGCCACCATCCGGCGGCGTTGCCGTGTCTGCGCCCTTCGTGCCGGTCGTAACGACCAGGGAAGAGAGGTCGCCCGCGATGGCGTCGTCAAGGCTCTTCGTGTCCTTGATTTTGCCGTCCGCAAGCTCCAGCGCGTCAACGTCTGCGCCGATGTAGCGCATTGCGAGCGTCATGGACTTGTCAGCGATGCCCTTCTCGCGGAAGTACGCCTTGACAGCCGATTCCTTGGCCGCGTGAGTCTCCTTCGCTGCGATGTCTGCCTTGTACTCCTCGAAAGCCTGATGCTCCGCCTCGTACTTGGCCTTGAACCCACCGTCCTTCGTGTCGTTCAGTGCTGCGTTCGCGTCGTCAAGCTGCGACTGTACGCCGGGCAGCTTCTCCGCGTCCGCCTTGTATCCGTCCCTCTCTGCCTTGAGGGCGTCTACCGTCTCGGTATGAGCTGAGATGATTTCGTCAACCTTCTCGTCCTCGATGCCAAGAGCCTTCAAAAATTTCCTAGTCAGTGCCATGTCTATCATCCTTTCCTTTGGCGCTCGTGCTTCAGCGCCCAGATTTGCATGTGTCTATATGAAAAGCGGCATGCGCCGCGTTTCACCGTGTTATCGAGCTGCGATGCACAGATTTTCTCTGAGAGCGTCACGGAAGAACTCCGCACTGTTCGCAGCGGCTGGTTGCAAGTACGGCTGAGCCGCCATCTTGCTCGTGCCAAGCTCGACGTATTTGCCATAGGGTACGTCCGTGCCGACAATCGCCGCTGTGGTGTCGCTTCGGAATTGTATGCTGTCGCGCAAGCGGCCTGTGCGCACCGGAACGACGCGCTTGGCTTCGTCTCTCATGTGCTTTCCGCTCTCGTACATCGCCTGTTCCATCGCCTTCACCATTTCGGTGCCAAGCTCAGAGAGTCGGCTGCGCACTCCTGCATCAATCTGCATCTGTACGCACCTCCTGACCGCTCTGTGGCGCAACCTGTCGGCTTTTCTTCACCTCTTCGATGTCCTCGACGGCCAGCCACGGCAGCTTCTTCAGCACCATGTCGTCGCCGATTTGCGGAGCAGCCATGAGCACCATCTGCGTGTATTCCAGCTGGTTGCTAATCATGTCGCGGGTGAAGCTCGGCGTGTCCTCGATGCCGACCAGCTTGAAAAGGTCTGTCAGGAACTCGTCCACGCAATACTCGTACATGTCGGCCTTCATGTTCATCGGCTCGTACGCCGCGCGAATCTCCGTGGCGGTCTTCTGCCCGCCCATGAGCTT